TTCTTGATTGAGGGTTGTCTGAAATAACAATCGATTCTAACATATCCATATTTAATCTTACATCATCTATCTCTTTAGGATTTAAATGTTTTGGCGACATAAAAGTATTTTTATTTTTATCACCAACTAAATTAACTTGTATTTGTCCATCTGGCATACTTTTATATGTATAAGATACTTTACTTGTAGCTGCTAAAACAGAAGTTCCTAATGCTCCAGCTATAACACCACTTAATAAAGGTTTACTTTTAATTGTATTTGAAACTTTATTTATTGTTGGTTTAGCTTTATTTGAAACTTTATCTATTGTTGGTTTAGCTGCTTTAATAGCTTTTTTTCCTGTTTGTGCTGCACTTGCTCCTACACCAGCAACAATATCAGGTGTTTTCATAATTTTTCTTGTTGCTTTATCTGCGTCTATTGCAGCTTTGTTAGGATCAATAGCTGATTTAAATTTTGCATTAGTTAATTCATCTTTTACTTTTTTTTGTTTTATTCTACGACCTTTAGTTTCTAAATCTTTTTTTTTCTTTTTGGCAACATTAATAGCTTTGCCAACTATTTTTTTTCCTACCTTAATTGCTCCAGCTATTGCCATAATTTTTTCCTATATTAGAGAGGGGATTGTTCCCCTCTCCAAGTAATATACTTATGCTAGTATTACTGTATTTAAGTTAGATCCACCATCGTTTACAGATACAATTAATATATCTACAACTGCGTTTGATCCACCACTATTTACAATAATAATATCTCCAGCACTTAGTTCTTTGTGAGACAAGATAAAGTAATCATCGTTGTCAATATCCCCAATAGCATCGCCATCTGTGTAATACCACATTGAATTGGAATCACCCATCTGAGAGATTTTTTTTACGGGATTTGCTAATGCGTAAGCCATAATATTCTTTCCTCTCTGCTATTCAGCACACTTTTGTACTCTAATACCATTAGTATCAATCATAATTGATCCCATACTTAAGTATGAAGTCATTAGATGTGAAACTTTTTCAGGTATATAGTTTACTTCTGTTCTTACTTCTGATCCCACACCTAAACCCATAGATGTTTTGTGCCAACAAATAGTATGTCTATCTGTTGAGCCAGAAGTATCTAAACCAGAATGAACGAATGTTAAGAAACCTAAGAATCTTTTTGCAGTATAATTCATACCAGAAAAAGGAAGTTCTGCAGTTCCGATATACTCGGCTCTAGTCCATTGATCGTCAGCTAAAAGATCAGCCCATTGACTTGGACCAATTGCCCAATATCTTTGGTTATCATCAGGTACATTGTTAGTACCAAATAATTCTTGCATTTCTTTAAACTTGTCAATATTCATGTCGGTAGCTGGTGATCCACCACTTGCTCCAGCATTATTAGCTAAAGTTGTAGCAGATGACATAGCATCAGTAAGAATACTATCAGTTTTTCTACCTAAAGCGTAAGCTGCATTATTTGCAATTACACTTCTTTCGTCAATATTGGTTTTAAGCTCATCTAGTTTGTCAACATAATCTGAAGCATAGTAGTCAGCTAGAGTTGCAGTTACATTAGTATGACTAATGTTCATTGCTACAACTTCTGAGTGACGAGCTTTAGTAGATGCTTCGCCAGTTCCAACTTTTTGGAATTTGACAGATTCTCCACTTACTCCATTTACAGTACGCACTAGGTTTTTAAGCTTACTACCTTGTCTTTGATATGCCATATGCACTTCAGCTTCGAACTGAGTGATAAAAGCATTAGTAATAGTAGCAGACATTTTACCTCCGTGTTTGCTTGTGTTCGTAGATTATCTTGAAAAAGCTAAATAAGGTTGTCTTATAAAGGCCTATTGTCTTTTTAAAGGTCTATTTAAGCTTTACTGACATTTTTTTTAATGTTTTTCAACTCACAAATATTAACAACATTTTCTTTTGGAATAACACAAGTATCACCTATATCTGTATCATTGTATGTCATGTATAATATTAATACATCATCATTGTCAGTTAAGACATAACCTTCGCTATAATTTATAGCTGGTTTATATTTTTTTGCATCATCAGGATTTAACCATTCAGCAAATGATTGTGCATCACGCCAAGTAGCTTTAACTCGCCTTCTGACTTCCGTAATACTTTTCATACAAACTACCTATTTTTGCAATGTAAGCTGGATCTCTTTCTCCATCTTTCCAGTATCTAGGATCTTTCATCATTGATCGTAAATCATCTAAACTAGGAGCAGCTTCAATAGCTGTTTCAGTAGTAGGCATAGGAGCATCTTTATTAAGGCTCATTATTTCTTCTAATGCTTTTACTCCTTGAGCTGTACTAGCAAATTCAGATATACTAGAATATGCATCAGGAGATAAATTTTTTTTACTCCATAAATCAGCAGCTTCTATTCTTTGTGTAGCATTTTCACCTAATAATTCTCTTTCATTATCTTGATTAGGTAAAGAAGATATTTCATTATTAACAAATGCTTCTATACCTTTATTAAATTCATCTTGTGATAATCCTTTAGACTTAGCAGTTTCTGACCACCATTGTAATAAAGGCATTTCTTTATCTACACTTAAATCTACATTTTCTGGTAATTCAGGTAATTTAATTTCATATTCTTCAGGAGTATTAGCTTTTGTTTCATTAAATATATCTTCTCTAATTTGTTTAGATAAATCTTCTGTTCTTGATCCTAATTTTTTTTCTAAAGAATTATAACTACTAGATAATTCTTCAATATTAATTTCATTTAAATCTTTATTCCAAAATTTATCTTGAACAAAATCTGGTTTACTACTTTCTGTTTGTTCCGTTTCTTGTGTAACTATTTCTTCTTCAGCCATTCTTTACCTCGTTTTATTCTTAGTTTAATTTGTTGCAGCATAAATCGTTGACCTTCTAAATGCCACAATACCCTATCTTCTGCATTAGGATTTAATGTAACATTATTAACTATAGTATCAAAAAATTCTAATATTTTTTTTCCATCAGGATCAGAAAATACAGACGCAAATATTCTATCTATTTCACCTGTGTCTTGTTTACTGTTGTCCTTGCGGCTGCTGACTAGGGATTCCCAACTCATCTTGAGCCATATTAGACTGTTGTTGCATATTTTGCAACTCTTGTATTATTTGTTGTTGTTCTTCAGGATCTCTAATTAATTTTTCTGGTAATCCTAATTTTTCTGCTAAATACCTAGCTACTTCATCTTGTTTAACAATCATATTAAGAATTTGTGGACCAAATGTTTGAGCTAATATTGCATTAAAATTATTAACTACAGCTACATCTTGTTGATGTTGTGCTTGTGCTAATGGTGATTGTGATATTACAGTTACTTCTCTATTATCAATTTTTGGTATTTCTATTCTACCTTGTTTAGATAATATTCTAATTACTCTACGAAGTAATGGTGTAACAAACTCAGATTGTAGTCTACCAAAAGAAGATCCAATTTGTCTTGATAAATCTGCCATTCTTTCTGACACTTCTGTTGCTGACATTGGAGTACCTTCTGGTCTACCAAGTGATTCCATATACAAAGCTTTTTTAATATTTTGTCTCATGTCAGATAATATTAATTGTGCTACATCAAATTTACCAGCTCCAGCTAAAGGAGTTAAACCTCTACTATTAGGAGCTACAGGAATTAAAGCACCTGGCACAAGATTTATATTATCAGGATTAACAACACCATCATCTTCATAAGTATAAATACCACTAATATTCATTTGTGCATTTTGTAATATTAGTTCTACTGTAAGATTAGTTGTTTTAATTGCAGCCATACTATTAAAAATTGGACCACGACCATACACTTCTCCTGATCCTTTATTCCATCTAAATACAATATAAGGATTACTTCCAACTCCACTTAATTGTTTTTCAAAAATTATTTCTTCTTCATTCATACAAGCAACACAGTATTTAAATTTTTCTGTATTTGCTTCATCGTATATTTTGTAAACACCTTCTACTATATTTGCTTTTTTACTTTCATTTTCTTCAATAGCTTTAAGCATAGTTTCAGACATTTCTGCTTTTGGATATGCAGTCATTAATTGGTTATAAGGTATTTGTCTTTTTCTAAATACTGTATCAACTCTATTATCTGGTCCATTGTTCAACATAACTTTAGGTAAAGGCACAGCAGTAAATTTAATTGGATTTAATGCATCACCTTCTTCTACTAACATAACACCAGTACCAATAGCGCAATCCATAAATGCTTCATGTACTTCTTGGTTAAAGTTTGATCCAGCTAATATTTCAAAAACATATTTAGTTATTTCATCTAATGCTTCATTAACTGCTGGTTTTTGATCTTCTGGTATATCAGTACCAGCTTCAAAGTTTGCCCATCTTCCATATGTTGGAACTATACCAGCTTGTAATCTACTAGCAAATTCTTGTATTCCTACTACTGCTGTTTCATCAAATATTTTATCTGTACGTCTTTCACCTACAGTTTCTTCATAGAATGATTCTCTTGAAGGCATTGTGTACTCATATGCTTCTTCATATTTATCTTTCCAATGATCAAAGATTGTTTCTGCATCTTGATATTTTTTTAAAAAAGAAATAAATTTACCATCTTTATATCCTCCTGATCCTATACTTTTTTCTGCTACTGGTATAAAAGCCATTACTGCATTGCTCCTTCTATTAATTTTCTTTTACCACCAAAAAATTTTCTTGTTCCTTTGATAGAAGATTCTTTTCTTGCTAAAGCCTGTTTTCTTAATAAAGCTTGTTGTGCTGCTTCTTTAGAAGATTCATTAGATTCTGCTTGTGCTTTAGTATCTTGTATTCTTGCATCAGAAGTATCTGTATTACTTTTAGCTGCATAAGAAGTAGATGATGTTTCTGTTATTGTTCCAGCTTGATTAAAACTATTTACATAGTTACTATACTGATCTTTTCTTGCTTGGTTTGCAGCATAACCTAAAACACTAGAAACAGGAAAAGGTGCTAATGCTGACAAAGGAAGTAATGCCATCATTTTTATTTTTTTTTGTTGTTCAAACATTTGTTTAGAAATAGGTATTTGGCCCATAATAGTATTTTCTCCACTACCCATTGATGTACCCATCATTCCAGTACTAGATATTATTTGATTACCTACAACGTTTTGAAAGCTATCATTATCTTTATTGTATGTTCCTAATCCAGCTTTATCCATAGCTTTTTTAGCTGCTGTTGATGCTGCTTCACCATACATTTGAGGATTAGGTGCATTTGATGCAACATATCCCATGTTTGGTCCACCAATACCACCTACTGCTGTTAAACCAATATCTTTTTTAACTTGTTTAGCAATTTGATTAGCTTGATTATTGTTATTATTATTACTACTTCCTCCACCACCAGATGATGAACTTGTACTTGTTTTACCACCCATTAGTTTTCCTTACCTTCATAATAAAATCCTTTACCACCAGCTCTAGAAAATAATGATCGCATACCAACCATTCCTTTTGCTTTTCTTCTTTTTAATTTTTTATCTTTAGCTTCTAATTTTTCTTGTTCTTTTAATTCTTCTTTTCTTCTATTTTCAATATCTTCTCTTACTGCTTTATCTGCAGCACTTTCTTCATATTTTGGCTTTCTAAATGCACCCATAATTATAGTTCTATTTCACACATTCCATTCTTTTTCAACGCACAATATAGCTGATTAGGTGTAAATATCCAAAACCTAGACCAGCCTATTAATCGTTGCACATAACTTACACAGCTATGTTCCTTAATCCATGATCCCATAATTACAGGAAACTTAGATATTTTATCTTGTATTGGTACTTTTAATACATGACCATTTTTTATTTTTACTAATCTAAATATTTTATCTACTTCATCTTCATTAAGTA